GTTTCACCCAGGTACTCCTCTAGCAGGACGCCTAGCCAGGACAGGATCAAGAGAACTCATTGAAGGCAACACTTGGCACGACCAGTATTGGGGTGACTGTATCTGCGGACGCTCTAGGTGCAAAGAGCCTGGTGTCAACCGTCTAGGTATGATGCTCATGGAAGTTCGGGATCTTGTGCAGGCCGACCTCAAAGAGAAGGTGTCCTAGTAATGGAATCCAAGCAGACACTCGCTTGGTCGTTGGGGCCGTGCGTGTGCGTGAAGAAGCACTCTCCCAAGCCTGCCTTTGTAGATCAGCACCATATTCTCCCGCTTTACCGAGGAGGTTTGGACACGCCGGAGAACAAGACGCCTCTCTGTCCTGCTACCCACCAGTGGGTGCACTTCATCTTCCGACAGTTCGAGTCAGCAGGTAGGACGCTCGACCGGAAGAGAGCATGGCCTATGCATGCGTATGAGATAGCGGTAGACGGTTGGGTAAAGATGGAACGTAGGAACTTCATCGGGACATGAGCACGGTTCCGGCGTTCGACAAACAGAAGATCTTCAAACGACTACCGCAAGATGACGACGAGTTGTGGTGGGTCGTCTTTGCGTTGTGGGGTGTGAAGATCCCACAGCACTCTTGTTGCCCGTCGCATTCTGCACCGTTCGATGCGTTCGCCGAAGCGTTCTTTGCTCGTGTTCCTGTAAGCGTCTGGAAGGCAAGCCGGGGGTTCGGGGGTAAGTCCTTCCAGTTAGCCCTTCTCGCAGCAACAGAGGCAGCGGTACTAGGTGCTACGTCTGCTGTTCTAGGTGGATCAGGTGCACAGAGTGCCAACGTGCACGATCACTTCTCTTCTCTATGGTCTAGTCCCAACTCTCCCCGAGGGTTGTTGGTCAAAGAGAACGTCATGCTCACAACTCTTTCCAACGGTGCCTACGTCAAGGCACTGACCGCATCGCAGACATCTGTTCGTGGTCTCCACCCCAACAGGTTGCGGATGGATGAGATCGATGAGATGGACAACAAGATCCTTGAGTCTGCGCAAGGACAGCCGATGAGGAACCGGAAGAAGAAGATTGATACTCAGACGGTGATGTCGTCTACCCACCAGTACCCGGACAAGACGATGTTCATCATCCTCGCCAAAGCAAAGGAGCGTGGGTGGCCTGTCCATGAGTGGTGCATCGCAGAGGGTTCAATGGTGACGACGCACCGTGGACAAGTAGCGATTGAACTCGTTGGGCTCGATGATCTTGTGCTTACGAGACGTGGCTGGCGTCATGTGCAACATGTGACAAAGATGGGCACCAAGGAAACACTCATCCTGACCTTTTCTGACGGTAGGAAGTTGCGTTGCACCCCTGACCATTTGTTGCACACGTCTGCTGGATGGGTTGCGGCAGACTCGGCACTCTCGGTGACCTCGATCGGGCCGGACATACCAGTTGTCACCACCACATCGAGGACAGACTTCACTCTTGACTCGGTGGAACCATCCACGCCGGACGTTCTCTGCATGGGTAACCAACTCAAGGTGTTCATACCTGATGCACGCTCTAGTTCGACAGATGTGGTCGAGTTCAAGGTCGGCGGGGATGGGGCCGTTGATAGATTCCCACAACAACTTGTGAGCCACAATGGTTCTCCACTTGTTATCGATTTTGACTCTCTTCCTCCCGTACCCGTTGACCTTCACGCCTCCGAAGATGTAGCAAGTGGTTTCCATACACACCACTGTAGAGTGGTGTCGGTAGAACGTGCAAGTGCCGTCACTGTGTGGGACATCGGCGTTCATGGCGAACATGAGTTCTTTGTCAACGGGCTACTTGTCCATAACTGCTGGCGTTGCACAAGTAATCCGATCGATGGATGGCTTGAATCGTCTGAGGTTGAGCGCAAGCGCACCGAGATCACACAAGCCATGTGGGATGCGGAGTACGACCTTCAGGAGCCGTCGTTTGCTGGGCGTGCTATCGACACCGATCTTGTCGAGATGTGTTTCGATACTACGCTAGGAACGTTCAACGGTGATCAGGATGAAACGATTCGTACATGGCCTGCTCCCGAGATCCCCATGCGTAACAACGGCATGGTGACAGCGGTGGATTGGGGCAAAAGCCGAGACTGGTGCATCGCCGCTACTTTCGACACGACCATGATGCCGTGGGTATGCGTGGCGTGGAAGAGATTCGCTCGGGAGTCATGGCCTGTTCTTGTCAACAAAGCCAAGGCTCAGTGGCAGGTGTGGGGCGGGTCTTTCATCCATGACGCCACCGGGCTTGGAGCGGTTATCGCTGACTACATCGACGTCCCTACTAAGGACCGGACAGACAAGACTTTGAACGGTGCTTCTCGTACTGGCATGTTCAACGACTACATAGCCGCTATCGAGCACAAGCACATTCGGTACCCACGAATCAAGTACGCCTTCGATGAGCACAGATACACCACCGACGAAGACCTCTTCGGGAAGGGTCACCCGCCTGACTCGTTCATCGCCGGGGCTCTAGCATGGAGCACAAGGACAGCAAGAACGCCGGCTATGATCGCCCCATCCGGCATACCTAAGGAGTCCTCTTGGATGGGCTAGCCTCCACCAAGACTATGAGGAGGCACAGTGCCCAGCACCTTTCGTGAGTACGGCCAGAGCGGACTACAGCGCTCTGCCGGGATCATCACCGAGGAGGAGTTTGTCCCAGCCCTCTCAGGACGTGCTGCTATCCGTACGTTCAAGGACATGCGTGATAACGATCCTGTCGTAGGAGCAATCTTCTACGCTATCGAGGCGTATATTCGACAGGTCCAGTGGAGAGTGGACCCTTACGGCGAAGAGCCTAAGGACCTGGAAGACGCCACCTTCATTGAAGAGTGCATGGAAGACATGTCCATGACTTGGGAGGATGTCGTTTCTGAAGCGCTCACCTGCCTTGAGTTCGGGTGGTCTTTCTTGGAGATCGGTTATAAGCGTAGAAACGGTCCACAGACTGAAGGCAGCAAGAAGCCTTCTTCTAAGTTCACCGATTCGAAGATCGGGTGGCGCAAGATGCCACTTCGTGCGCAAGAGTCGCTTGATAAGTGGGTCTTTGACGAAGAAGGTGGAATCCAGGCGATGGTGCAGAGGCCGGCACCTGATTACAAGGACATTGAGATCCCCATGCGGGCCGCTCTGCTGTTCCGCACCACGGTCAAGAAGAACAACCCTGAAGGCCGCTCTCTACTCCGCAATGCTTACGAGCCGTGGTATTACAAGCGGCGGATTCAGATGATCGAAGGTGTCGGCATTGAGCGGGACCTGGCGGGGCTTCCCTTTGCTGAGGTTGATCCTGCAATCCTTGACGTAGCCAACCGTACCGAGGCTGAAACCGGGATCTACAACTCGATCCTCGACATCCTGAAGGGCGTCAGGCGGGACGCTCAGGACGGAATCATGTGGCCCACCACCTACGATGCACAGGGGAATCAACTCTACAAGTTCTCTCTGCTCTCCTCAGGCGGATCACGTCAGTTCGATACCTCGGCCATCATCGACCGTTACGTCAAGCACATGGCGATGACACTCTTGGCTGACTTCATCATGCTCGGCCACGAAGCGGTCGGGTCGTTTGCTCTTGCCGACTCCAAGACTGCAATGTTCGGTATTGCGCTTGGTTCGATCCTCGACATGATGGAAGGAGTGTTCAACAGGTACGCAATTCCTCGCCTCTGCCAACTCAACGGCATGGACATGACTCGACTCCCGAAGATCGCTCATGGCGACATCGAGAAGCCTGACCTCACCGTGCTCGCCGGGTTCCTGTCCTCCCTGTCTTCTGCTGGGATGCCGTTGTTCCCAGATCCCAAGTTGCAGGAGTTCATCCGGGATGTTGCAGGTCTCCCCGAGAAGCAAGACGAAGAGAACGACGTTCCTACCGCCAAGCCTCCGACGCCGAAGCAGGAAGAGCCGGCGGACCCCGGTGCAGAAGAAGAGGAAAAAGTCCCCTTATGATCACACCCCCGAGCAAGGAGATTACTGATGATTGAGATCAACACCATTCTTGCGGCACCCAAGCCTCAGTCGTTTCCGGCGTGGGCCTTCGAGGTCTACATTGTCGTCGGTACCTCGCCACGACGGCGGCTGATGTCCAGTGACTACGACTATCCCACCGAGGAGGCTGCCTATGAAGCCGGAGTGGACAGGTTGACGTTCGACCTTGGCAATGCCATCGCAGCCGGTAAGGTAAGCGGAGCAAGGAGCGGATCATGACGCACGACAATCCCCTAGACGACTCCAACGAAGACCACGAACCGATGGACGACGCACTCCCTACTCCCCCTGACCACGAGGACAATGATGAGCGCCGCTGATAAAGGATGGGGTCCTGGTTATCCCAATTGCCAAGGCAACAAGCAGGTGAAGGTGACCGGAGGCGGCGTCTCTGTCAACTGCCGTCGTGAGATCGCTCCTCTAGTCAAGAGGGCGCTCGAAGAGACTGCTGCAACTGGATACAAACTCAAGCAGATTCAGACAGGTGCTTTCAACTGTCGTGCTCAGCGTGGTAGCAACGTCGCATCGAACCACTCGTGGGGGCTCGCAATTGATCTGAACTGGCAGGAAAACCCGATGACTCGGGACATGCGTGTGAAGTACACCATCACGCCTGCTGTAGTTTCCATCTGGAAGAAGTACGGCTTCTCATGGGGCGGTGACTGGCGGAACACGAAGGACTACATGCACATGGAG